ACTGAAAAATCACCAAGTCATTACAATTGCGGTTGTCGTACTCGTCCAGCACCAACAAGCGTGTCCGTAGGCTTTGTATTAGCTCATGATGAATATAAGAAGGCGATAGAAGAAATAGCACATTTAACTATTCACCATGAGAGTATGAGCGAACAAGACATGAGAAAAACGTTATCAGAAGTAGCGAAATCAGTTAAAGAAGCGATTGTTAATGTTGAAAACTATAAAATGACTTACTGAACATTTTGAGTAAATAATGAAAAGGGGTGGTGGACATGGATGCTGAGGTCCAAAAATACTCTTACATTGCAAAAAAATTGGCACATAAATATGCAGCTAAAAATAGAAGTGAATATGATGATTTATTTCAAGTAGCAATGATTGGCATATGGCAAGCGTTACAAAGGACTAAAGAGCAAGGTAATCAAGAAGCATATGTATTCATTTATGCACGTGGGAATGTATTAAAGCATATGAGCCGAAACCGACATGTTATCAGACCTCCAAGAACTATAGTAGAACTTGCGATCAATATTAGAAAAAGAGGGTTAGAAGATCGAAGTGTTGAAGAAATTGCTGATATTCTAAATGTGAAAATTAATCATGTAAATGACAGTTTAATTTACTTACAAGAAAGCGTTAGTTCATTGGATAGTCAGGATGAAGATGGTTTAACTTTAATGGATCGGTTGGGGCATATAGAACATGATCTGGAATTTGTAATTGATTATGAGTCATTTATCAACAAACTCAATAAGCGTGATCAATATATATTAAAAAAATCGTTACAAGGCCATAGTCAATCAGAAATAGCAAAAGAACTTGGGGTTGCTCAAATGAGTGTTTCGAGATATTTAAAAAGAATTAAACAGGACTACTTAAAAAGTGTTCAGGAGGAATTAACATGGACGAGCTAACACGAGAGGACATGCTTAATTATTTGTTAGTGTATGGCACATGTGCACCAAATTATTATGAAAAGCTGGATGATGAAAGATTAAAACGTGAATATGAGGAAGCAATAAAGCAATAAAAAAAGAGCAGCAGTCACCTACTACTCAACCAAACTATACCCTTAAAGTATATCATATCTATCTGTATAGTAGGGCTATAAAGGAGCAAATATGGGTACAAAAACATGCGAAAAAATGATAAGAAAAATTCCGAAAAGCAATATAAATATTGATGTAGCAATTCCTGATGATGATTTAATAGTAATCCTCATTGATAAGAATTCAGACGAGTGTACAATTTGCGCATTACCTGAACATGGAGAAACAACTTTCATCACTTTACGTGGCAAGCCTCATAAAATCGCTAGACAGCAAGAGGAGTTGATTTAATTGGCAGATGAAATAAAAAATAGTGCAATGATGTCATTGGAGTTTCAAATGATGACGAACAATTTAAAAAACTTTACGCCCATATTAATCGATCATTATGTAGTGATGGCAAAATTGAGAAAATCTAAATTTGATGCATTATTGGTAGCAGGCTTTACCAGACAAGAAGCATTAGAAATCACTATGAAAACACCAATAACCGAATAACGTCATCCAAGACAGGAAGTGCCTTGCGGATGCTAATAAAGCGTGAAATTCTATGCGTTTTTTAGCATCCTTTTTATTTTATCAAAGTGAGGTGGATAAATATGCATAAAGATGAAATGTCAGCCCAAGAGTGTATCGGAATTTTTGTATCTTCAGAAGGAATGAATGCAACAGAGTTTATTGAGTTAAGTAAATCTAAAAACCTAGAGGAAGATGAACGTGTAAGGGCAATAGCAACAATAGCTGGAGTAACAGCAGAGCAATTTGCTATTTCTCTAAAAGGGTTTGCTGAAGCTATATCGGTTATGGCCGATGCATTTATGAAAGCCTTTGGATGGGTGAAGGAGTTAAGTGACTTTATAACTCAGTTTGACTTCAATGAAATAAACCATATTCGTAAATCGCGAAAGATGCTATATAAATTGGATTTTTCAAGACCTAGAATACAACACCAGGTAGTTAATCGTAAACCACGGTATTTAATAAAAAAGATTATTCATTAAAGGTGGTGCAACAACTTGAAGGATCTACGAAAAGAATATAGGGCTACTAGAAGAATAACAAAAGTAGTTCTGAATGAGCTTAAACAAAAAAGAGAAGCTGTTTTTACACGAAATGGAACATTAGATAATTCCAGTCGTTTGACTTGGAATGAAAGGGAGTCCATAAAACGAATAGATGATGATATTGATACTGTACGTAAATGGTTATCCAACGTAAATTATGGATTGCAATACATGAGTTTAGGTCATGCACCAGGATTAGTAAGAGGAATTGAACGAAGAGCTGCATATGAACGTGAAGTACCCTTTGAACCATATTGGATACAACGTAGGCAAGCAACTTGTGATGCAAGTGTATATGAAGTCGAGAGTTATGAAGATGCCAACTTGATGAGAGTGTCACAAGAAGAAAAAGAAAAGATTGTACAAGCAATGACTCAAAGTTTGACTGATCGACAGAAAGACATCTTACAGCTGGCTAGTAATGGATATACACATGAAGAGATCGCTTTGACATTAGGGGTACATAAAGGAACTATTGATCGTACCATGTCACGAATTAAAGAAAAGATTGCAGATGAAGGGTGGTTTATCCCATGAGATTTGTAGAACCAATACGTGATAAAGCATGGCTAGAAGAATTCATCCGATATTTTGAAAATAGAAGTGCTCGCGATTATGTATTATTTATGACTGGCCTTTACACAGGGTTACGTATATCAGACATTCTAGATCTCCGTGTTCGAGATGTAGAGGGCACCCACTTAATGATTGAAGAACAAAAGACTGGAAAGTATAAACGTATTATTATCACACCAGCTCTTAGAAGAATATTAAAGGAATACTGTGAGGATAAAAGACGTACTGAATTCTTATTCGTATCAAGAGTAAAAACCAGAACAGGAAAAGTAAAACCGATTGACCGAACTACTGCATACAAAATTCTAAAGGATGCAGCCAAGGCCATTGGCTATACTGAACCAATTGGTACCCATAGTTTACGTAAAACATTTGGCTATACCTTTTACCAAAAGTATAAAGACATCGGCGCATTACAAAAGCTATTTAATCATGATAAACCAACAACCACATTGTTTTATATAGGCGCAGGACAAGATGATTTAGATGAAAAGATGACACACCTTTACTAAGCGTATAAGGTGTGTTTTTTTATGGCCTCAATCATTTAATACATAGCTTCAAATAATATCGAACGCTTCATAATGGATATGAGTTGTGAATTGAAATAAAAAATATTTACAGAATGTTGATGCAATAGGCATTTGAGTGTTGTTTTTTAATTCAACAGTATTAAAGATATGTTGCGTTCAGAGGGTTAGTGTCAAGCAGTTGCCCATTAAGAGTGAAGAGAGCAAGTCATAAAGTGCATAGAAAAGTGGCGTAAAACCATGAGGCTGTAAGGCTAAAGTGAATTGTATTAATTGTATAAACAATTTAAACAATTAGCTTGGGTCCTCCCTGACTTTTACGTTTCATGCGGGTGCTTTCGAGCCCATGGATTGCTCAGTTAGTAAATCGAAAAGGTCGTTAACGGTTGCGGTCTTTTTGAGGTTGGGAAATAAATAAGAAATGGGGGTTGAAGCCTTGACACAAAAGGATTTAGCTGAATCTGTTGAAACCGTTAGTCAATCTCAATTATCTGTAATTTTAGGCATCTCAACTTCACGAATTAGACAGTTAGACAAAGAGGATGCATTAGTGAAGGTAGGGCGAGGTAAGTATGACTTGCCAAAGTCTATTCAAAAATATATCGATTTCCAAATTTCAAAGGCTACTGCTGAGACTGAAGATGAACTTAATAAACTAAAAGAAGATACCTTGTGGACACGAGCTAGACGTATGAAGTCAGAAATGGAATATAAGATCATGGCTGGCGAATTACATCGGTCAGAAGATATAAAAGAGGTCATGAATGATATGTTGGCACGATTCCGATCACAGTTGTTAGCCTTTCCAACAAAGGCAGCACCTAAAGTTATTGGTGAGACAGAAATCATGGCTGTAAGAGAGATGTTGAAGGAAGAAATTTACGAATTAATGCAAGAGTTATCCGATTATGATCCTGATGTATTCTACGAAAAGAGTGACGATAAGATTTACGTTGAAAGTCCTGGTGATAGTGATGCATACGATAGCTGATTCAAAAAAATTATTTCAGCAATTGGCAAAGCAAGCATTATCTCCACCTCCTAATCTCACTGTTTCGGAATGGGCAGATGCAAATCGTAAGTTATCACGTGAATCTTCAGCAGAGGCAGGCCAATGGAGAACGTCAAGAGCTCCTTATCAAAGAGCTATTATGGACGCAATTAATGATCCATACACTGAAGATATTGTGATTATGGCATCAGCACAAGTTGGTAAATCCGAAATACTATTAAATGCCCTTGGTTATTTTATAGATTTTGACCCTTCACCTATCCTTTTTATCCAACCAAGTGGTGAAAAGGCAAAGGAATTTTCAAAAGAACGTATTGCACCTATGATTCGTGATACACCTACGTTATTTGAGAGAATTGGAGAAACAAAATCAAGAGATTCTTCAAATACAATCATGTTTAAATCGTTTCCTGGTGGATTTATTGCAATGGGTGGCGCCAATGTACCTTCATCATTAGCAGCACGGCCAATTCGTGTTTTATTAGCCGATGAGATTGATCGTTATCCAGTTAGTGCTGGTGATGAAGGTGATCCTTTAGATTTGGCTGAAAAACGTACAAATAACTTCTATAATCGAAAAAAAATTAAAGTTTCAACACCGACGATTAAAGGTGCTTCACGAATTGAAACGGAATTTGAACTCAGCACAAAGGAATTTTATAACTTACCATGTCCAAGATGTGAGGAATTTCAACCTTTGAGATGGGAACAAATCAATTTTGAAACAGAGTCACATAGATGTTTGTATTGTGGCCATTTAAGCAACGAATTTGAATGGAAAAATCAACAAGGTAAGTGGGTAGCAACAGCAGAATCGGCTATTAGGGGCTTCCACTTAAACGAATTACTTTCACCATGGCGTAGATGGCGTGAAATAATTACAGCTTTTAAACGAGCAAAGAGAAAAGGCACAGAAGCACTCAAAGTTTGGACCAATACTTCACTTGGTGAAACATGGGAAGAAGAAGGGCAAAAGATTGATGATGAAATCATTTACAACAGACGTGAGGAATACGAAGCAGATGTTCCAGATGGCGTAAAAGTTTTAACAGCAGCTGTCGATGTGCAAGATGATCGATTTGAAATCGAAGTAGTTGGATGGGGTATAGACCGTGAATCATGGGGGATTGAATATCATGTGATTCATGGGGATTTAAAGGAACCGAAGATATGGAACGAATTAGACTTATGGCTCCAAAAAACATGGACCAAAAAGAATGGAACGAGATTTGGTATCACTTGCACATGTATGGATAGTGGTGGTCACTTCACACAAGAAGTTTATCGATTCTGTAAAGCTCGTGAAGCACGTGCCATTTATGCGATTAAAGGTGCTAGTGCCAAAAAAGGTGAGTATGTGCCACTAATCGCTTCAACATCAAGACCAAAGCCTTTGAAAGCCTTATTAGTAACCCTTGGTGTAAATGATGGTAAATCCAGAGTCATGTCCAGTTTAGGTATTGAAGAATTTGGCGCTAACTACTGCCATTTTCCGATTGGAAGAGGGTATGAAAGAGAATATTTCAAGAGTTTGACAGCTGAAAAACTTCAAACACGGTATGAAAGTGGTACTCCCTATCAAGTCTGGGTAAAAACTCGTGCAAGAAATGAAGGTTTTGACTTACGTGTTTATAACACTGCTGCTATTGAAATTATAAATCCTAACTTTGAAAGAGAGTATTCAATTTCAACAACAAGAAGAACTACCAAGGGACGAGGACGGAGAAGAAGGGGCGTCGTGAAATGATTACATTAGAAAGAGCACAACAACATTTAGAGTCATGGCTTGATGCTGAATTGAAGGTATCAAAAAAAGGGCAAAGTTATTCATTAGGTTCTCGAACATTAACATATGCAAATTTACCTGAAATCAGAAAACAAATTGATTACTGGAGCAGTAAAGTAGCAATATGCAAAATAGAAGAATCAGGAAAAACCGTTAGACGTGCAAAACGTTTTGTACCGCGTGATCTATAGAAGGGAGGCACCTAACCAATGAATATGCTGGACAAAGCTATTAGCATAATCAGCCCTGCACGTGCTTTAAAACGTACACAAGCAAGGATACATCTTAACGTCTTAAACCAAGGTTATGGTAATCATGGTGCAAGTGTTGAAAAGAAAAGTTTAAAAGGTTGGTCAATTGCTTCAGGATCTGCTTTAGAGGATATTGAACAAAATGTAGACGTTTTACGAAAGCGTTCAAGAGATTTGTTTATGGGTGCTCCTATCGCAACAGGAGCATTACGAAGTACAGTGACAAATGTAGTTGGACAAGGGCTTAAATTAAATTCACGCATCGATTACGAATATTTGAATATGACACCTGAAGAAGCAGACGCTTGGGAAACGATTACTGAACGTGAATTTGCTCTTTGGTCTGAAAGTGTAAATTGTGATATTACACGAATGAACAATTTCAACGAGCTACAACAGCTCGTTTTTTTGTCGCAATTAATGAGTGGTGATGTATTTGTTACATTACCAATGGTTAAAAGAATGAACACACCATACGAGTTATGTTTACAAATCCTTGAAGCAGATAGAATCTGTAATCCTCAAAATCTATATTCTTTGGATCAGAAGATTGTAAATGGAGTGGAGATTGACTTTAAAGGTGAGGTTGTTGCCTATCATGTCGCACACTATCACCCATCTTCATCAATGGCCACACAGAATAAATGGGCTAGAATAGAAAAATTTGGAAAAAAGACAGGTAGACCAAATATTCTACATTTGATGGAAATGGAAAGACCTGAACAAAGACGTGGCGTACCTATTTTATCACCAGTTTTTGAATCATTAAAACAGTTGGCACGTTACAGCGAAGCTGAACTCATGGCAGCTGTTATTTCAGGTATGTATACCATATTTGTTACATCCAAAACCCCTGAAAATAGTGGCGATTTTCAGGGGATTAATTCTGGCGAATTATTAGATCCAGATGATGAAGGTGCAGTGGAGATAGGGAATGGTTTAGTGAATTATCTAAACGAAGGGGAATCTATTCAAGATTCTAATCCTGGCCGACCTAACGCAGCCTTTGATGGGTTTGTTACATCAGTATGTCGTCAAATAGGTGCGGCTCTTGAAATTCCTTATGAGGTATTGATGAAACACTTCACATCTTCTTATTCAGCATCACGAGGAGCTTTATTAGAGGCATGGAAAATGTACAAACGTAGACGTGATTGGTTGGCCAATGATTTTTGCCAGCCAGTGTACGAGGCGTTTTTAACTGAAGCTGTTGCGAGAGGTCGTGTAAACGCACCAGGCTTCTTTGATGATCCATTAATTCGCAAAGCATATTGTGGTGCTGAATGGAATGGACCTACACAAGGACAATTAGATCCTAAAAAAGAAGTCGAAGCTGCTATTCTACGAGTGGAAGCAGGGTTTAGTACAAGAACACGAGAAACAACCGAATTAACTGGCGGTAATTACTTTGCTAATCACACCTTACGTGTGATGGAAGAAGAAGCAAGACGTGCAGCAGGGTTTGCGGCACCTATCAATATTAATATCAATAGTGATAATACAAAAAATAATGATGAAGAGGAATCAACAGATTAGAAAGGAGGTGGAATAGAATGAAAATCAACGTTAAAGGTCCAATTATTAATGATGGAGATCAATGGATTTACGATTGGTTTGGCATCCCAGCAACAAGCCCCTCTAAGGTGTCTAATGCTATTAATAAAGCCATGTTAAATCAAACAACGGACATTACAGTTTTGATTAACAGTGGTGGAGGTTCTGTTTTTAGTGCTTCAGAAATTTATACAGCTTTAAAGTCTTTTGCAGGTAATGTCAAAGTTGAAATTGTGGGTATAGCAGCAAGTGCAGCATCTGTTATTGCAATGGCTGGAACAGTAGTTGAGATGTCACCAACTGCACAATTGATGATTCACAACGCATCTACGTCAGCATCTGGTGATTATCAAGTTATGGATCAAACAAGTGACTTTTTACAGAATGTAAATAAGTCAATTATGAATGCTTACATTGCCAAAACTGGCAAAGATGAAGCGTATTTAAAAACCATGATGGACAACGAAACATGGATGACAGCACAACAAGCTCTAGAACATGGGTTCATTAATTCGATTATGTTTGAACAAGAAAAAAAAGCAGCAGCTAATGTGAACCATCCTGAATTGGTTAATGGAGAGTTACCAAAAGAGGTACTTGATAAAGTTCGGAATCAACTGTTAAAGGATAAATCGCTTAATACATTTAATAGCGTTACGTCACCACCACCAAAAATACCTGTTAATAACGAGGAGGACAGTCAAATGGATTTAGAAAAATTAAAGAACGAACACCCTGACTTATACGAACAAGTAAAAAACATTGGCTTTGAAGAAGGTCAAAAAGCTGAAAACGCTCGAATCAAAGAAATTGAGGAACTAGCAACACCAGGAAATGAAAACTTGGTTAAAGCTGCTAAATTTGAAAATAGTTCAACAGCTGCAGAATTGGCCGTTGCTATTATAAAAGCTGAAAAAGCAAAGGGAGCAAACTTCTTACAAAATGTTGAAGAAGATGCCAATCCTCTAAATGAAGTACCAGGTAATCAAACTGTAACTGGCCAAGAAAAAGATGCTGAAGTTGTGGCAAGCTTTGCTGACATTTGGAAAGGAGGCAACTAAGATGGGAAATTTACGTTCAAAAGCTGGCGAGTATATGCCAGATAATTTAATTGCTGATGTGTCATTCCCTGTACAAGTAGGAAGTGTGAAACTTGCAGGAGGACAAGGGCATTTATTACGTGGCACTGTAGTTGGTAAAAATCCAACAGGAGAGTATGTAATGACTGATTCAGCCCAAAACATTACAGCTGATGCCATTTTAACAGATGATATAGACACAGGTGTTGAAGGCGCAGAAGATGTTGTTACAACAGCCTATATTTCTGGACCATTTAACCGAAAAGCATTAATTTTCGGGGGAGAAGATACTTCTGATAAACACGAAGAATCATTACGCACGAAAGGCATTTACTTAAAGGTAGTGCTTTAAGAAACGGAGGATATTCGAAATGAATTATTTATATAAAACTCAAACGTTACTACAAGCTATTATTAGCATGCCAAAGACGCATACATTCTTACGTGATACATTCTTTCCCAAAACAGAAACGTTTGTAACAGAGGAAGTATTAATTGATTACAAAAAGGGAAAACGTCGAATGGCTCCATTTGTGGCACCACGAGTTGGCGGAATCACTATTAAACGTGATGGATTTAAAACTGAAAAATTCAAAGCTCCACGTCTTGCTCCACAGCGTGCTATGACGATTGATGATATTAGTACCCGTTCAATTGGTGAAAATGTATTTAGTACAAAAACACCTGCACAACGACAATTAGAGTTGTTAGCTACAGATTTACAAGAACTTGGCGAATCTATTGACCGTCGCGAAGAGTGGATGGCTGGACAAGTTTTATTTAATGGTTCTGTTGATCTAAGTGGTTATGCCAACGATAAATTAACTGAAAAAGTGGACCAACACATTGATTACGAGTTTGATCAAGTAGAAATATTATCAGGTACGGATTTATGGACACACGCTGAAGCTGACCCTTATGAGGATCTTTCATCATGGAGAAAAGCAATCATCAAAAGTTCAGGAATTTCACCTGATATTGTAATTTTAGGTGAAAAAGCAGCCACAGCATTCGTTAACAACCCAAAAATTAAAGAACTATTTGATAAATTGAACATCAATTTAGGTCTTATTCAACCATCTATTCAAACAGATGCAGTAACATTTATCGGTAAATTACCAGGATTAGGCCTTGAAATTTATACGTATGACGATTATTACGAGGACGAAAACGGAGAATTACAACCATATGTGCCAGTAGATAAGGTACTTATGGGTAAAAAGGCTTCAGGCGGGTTTGCATATGGTGCCATCACGCAAATGGAAGAGGGCGACAAATTTGCAACTTATGAAGGTCGTTTAGTGCCGAAAACATGGTCAGACAGAGAAAATGAAACGTTTATGGTTCGTGTTTCGGCTCGCCCTGTACCAAAACCTGCAGATGTAAACAGCTGGCTAGTGGCCACAGTTGTGTAGGAGGGATTTTAGATGAAATTACGAGCCTTACAACGCATTAAGCATGATGGTAAACGTTATGAGAAAAATGATTTATTAAAAGTTGAAGACACAAAACTAGCTCAAAGATTAATTAATTTAGGTGCTGCAGTAGCCGAAGGAGTTTCAGAATCACCAGAAACACACTTACAACTAGATACTGATCAAATTAATTCTGAAAATGAATTGCCTGAGGAATTAACAGATGAAGAAGTAGCAGAATTGTTGGATCAACATTTTAAACCTGATGTTTTGAAGGATGAAGCAAAGGATTTAGGCTTAGAGTTTGCAGGAAACATTGGTAAGAAAAAATTAATTGAATTAATCATCCAAAATGGATTTGAGAATCATTTCTTAGATCAGATCCCTGAATAGGCGGTGATGATATGAATTTTAAAGCAAGTCTCTTAGAAGATCTTGACCAAGTATTTCTTGATGAAGATGAATTTGCCGAAAAAGCAGTCATTGGAAAGAAAGATCCAAAAGAAGTAACCGTACTTATTGATAATGATATGTTAAAAAGAATGACCAAAAATAATGAGAAGCTTGCAGACAGTGAGCTTCTTTTTTATGTGGCTTTTGATGCTCTTGGATACAAACCACAGGTAGAAAAAATGCTTTATTTTAATGGCAAAGAGTATCGTGTAACCAGTTCAAAGGACGAAATGGGCTTATTACAAATTGTTTTATCTAGGGTGACAGGATGACAGTACGTATTAACGTCACAGCAAGCCGTATGAGGGAGATAGAGGAAACTTTAGGAGAAATGCGCCATAAAGCTCCAATAGCCGTTAATCGTTCTCTAAATAGGACTATAACGAACGTTGCAAGCAATTTATCTAAAGAAGTACGGAAATATTATCATGTAAAAGCTTCATTTGTTAAAGAAACGATGAAAACTACCAAATCCTCACCTGGAACTTTATCAGCAGAAGTACGTGCAAGTGGTAAACCATTACCATTAGATCGTTTCAAAGTGACACCTAAAACGGTAAATCCAAAACGGAAAGCACAATTAAAAATCGCTGTAAAAAAAGATGGTGTTAAACAAGTGATGGGTGCCTTTATCGCCAATTTACATGGCATTAAGGTATTCAATCGTACTGGTAACTTTAATTATCCATCGAAAGGATCATATAAAGGCAAAGGGATACAACGTGAAATGGTGGATAGGTTGTTTGGGCTTTCGGTACCTCAAATGATGGACGATGAACCAATAGTGGATAGGGTTTATGAAGAAGCAAGTGATACCTTTGAAAGACGTTTACAGCATGAAATTAATAATATTTTGAGTCGTGCAGGAGGTAATTCATGACACCAGCTGATTTACAAAATGAATTAATGAAACGCATTGAAAGGATACTGAAGGACTTCCCTTTAAAGACACCATACAATGATCCAACAAAGTTTAAAGTGTATAAACAACACCCTCCTGAACAAGATGCAGAAGATCACGAAGATCGTGATGAATGGGAAAAGAAAATCTATCCATTTGTTTCTGTAAAACTTTTAGGTGGAGCAAAAGAAGCGAATCATACAACCCAATCGGAGCCTATTCTACTGATGATTGGTGTTAAGAATGATGATATTGATGGAAAAGGTTTTGATGATGCTTTAGCAGCTGCCCAAGCAATCATTAATGACTTAAATCAAAACCCTATAGTCAGTAAATGGTACCCACTACAATACCCAGTGAAATGGACGCCATATGATGAAAACACATTTCCTTATTATTTTGTAGGAATAGAGCTTGCATTTGAATTATTTACTATGACATACCAGGGAGGGAATTAATTATGTCTACAAAAGAAATCAAAGAAAAGTTAGCAGCTGAAGAAAAGCCTACACCCGAAATGGTGGAACAAGCCATTATTTCTTCAGTAGATATTAAAGATCTTTCAACCGAAGAACAACCTACAACTGAAAATGAAGAACAGTCAGCTGTACCTTCTACGCAAAAAATTTATATTGGACCTAATTTATTATCAATGACAACATATACAGTCATTGATGGTGCATTTCCGTTGCATATTGAGGATTTAATTAAAAAGTGTCCTGCCATTGAAAAACTATGTGTCCCAGTTACAGACTTTGTAGAAGCTGAAAAGCGTGCAAAAACAAAAGGGACATTGGAACACAGACAATTCAATAAAATCTTAGAGTTTATGCAAGGAAAGGGTGAGTAAATATGACGTATAAACATGGCGTAGGCACATCGGAAATACCAACAAGCATTATTCCGCCTGCCACAACCACAGCTGGGTTGCCTGTTGTTTTTGGTACAGCGCCTGTTAATTTAGTTTCAGGTGAAGTTTTAGTAAACAAACCAATTCTTGCGTATTCGTATAGCGAAGCTGTACAAAAGCTTGGATATAGTGAAGATTTTGAAAAATACACATTATGTGAATTCATGTCATCACATTTTGCATTATTTAACACAGGACCAGTTGTCTTTGTAAATGTTTTGGATCCAAAAACTCATAAAAAGCCAGGTACTGAAACGTTAACCATTACAAAAGGGGAAACGGTTCTTAAAGTACCTGGTATTTTAATTCCTTCTTTAGTTGTAAAAAGTGCAGATGGAACTACACTCTACCCTAAAGATGAGAATGAGGTTGAATTCGATGAGGAAGGTCATTTGCACATTTTCACAACAATCTCAAATGAAATTAAAGTTGAATTTGATCAGTTGGACCCTGACGCAGTTAAACCAGCTGATATTATCGGTGGAGTGTCACAAGATGGAGCATATAAAGGATTGGAATTAATTAATCATGTATTCCCTATGTTTCGATTGGTACCAGGCTTAATTGTTGCACCAAAATTCTCTACTAATGTGAGTGTGGCAGCAGTAATGGCAGCAAAGGCAGCCAATATCAACGGATCATTCAAAGCCCAAGCATTAGTGGATATTCCAACAGACACAGTTCGAGACTATACCAAAGTAGCTGCATATAAAAATGACAACAATTTAACATCGTCTTTACAAGTAGTTTGTTGGCCAAAAGTTTCGCTTGATGGTAAACAGTACCACATGAGTACACAAGCTGCAGGTGTTATGAATGTTACAGATGCGGCTAATGATGGGATACCTTATAAATCACCATCAAACAAAGATTTAAAAGCCGATAGCGCAGTTTTATCTGACGGTACGGAAATTACACTAGGACAAGACCAAGCAGCGTATTTAAATGGCCAAGGAATTGTGACAGCACTTAATTTTATTGGTGGTTGGAAACTATGGGGAAATCGTACAGCTGCGTATCCTAGTGTAACAGATCCAAAAGATAGCTTTATTGCAGTTCGCCGCATGTTTAACAATGAGCAAAATCAATTAATTTTAACGTATTGGCAAAAAGTAGATGATCCAATGAATAAAAAATTGATTGAGACAGTCATAGACAGTAAAAACATTGATTTAAACGGTAAAGCAGCGCGAGGCTATATTTTAGGTGGTCGTGTGGAATTTTTAGAAGCAGAAAACCCAATTACCGCACTAATTGATGGAAAAATAACTTTCCATATGTATTTAACACCACCTGTACCAGCTAGAGAAATTGAATTTTTAGTAGAATTTGACGTCTCTTACTTTAAAACTTTATTTGGGTAAGAGGTTAGGAGGATAACGATGCCAAATACTTTTCCAGAAAAATTAATGAACTTCACAGCATATAGAAACGGTGACGAACGTTTAGGTACTGTAGATGCTGAATTACCATCATTAGAATTAATGACAGATACTGTTAAAGGTGCAGGGATTTCTGGCGAATTAGACATGCCTGTGCGAGGTCATTATGCTTCGATGAGTTTAAAGCTCAATTGGCGCACGCTAGATGTACCTATGCTTAGATTATCAGGTCAAAAAGTACATGCAATTGATTTACGAGGGAACCAACAGGTATTTGATCCAAGTGAGGGTTATATAGATCAAGGTGTAAAAGTATCTATTCGTGGGGTACCTAAAACAACCGAACTTGGTAAGTTTGAGGTTGGAGCAACAACAGGCTCTGCTAATGAGTTAGAAGTGACTTACATCAAGGTTGAAATTGATGGAAAACGTATTCTTGAAATTGATAAATTTAATTTTATTGCTTTTATTGACGGTGAAGATGTATTTGAAACAGCACGAAAAAATTTAGGAATGTAGGTGGCCAAACATGGACAACAAAGAAAAAGAAAAAGTAGAAGTTATTGCATCAACTGATAAATATATTAAATTTGTAAAACCAACTATATTTGATAATCAAACATACGATGGCATTTCATTAAACTTAAATGGATTAACAGGTGCTGATCTAGAAAAGGCAGAGGTTCAATTTATCCATGAAAACCCTCAAATTGCTGCTCAAACACCTTTAAAAGAGTTGTCTAAAGGTTTCCTTGCAATAGTAGCAGCTATCGCAGCCAAAAAACCTGTACAGTTTTTCAGAGCATTATCTGCAGCAGATTATGCAAAAGTAACAACAACAGTGATGACTTTTTTAATGAGCGGGGACTCGGACGGGAACCCGCAGAACAAATAAGATTAATTGCCCTATATTGTGCAGTACGAAGTAAATCGTCTGTTGATTTCTATGTGTCCATAGAGATTGACAGACTTTTTGCGTGGAAACGAACCATTAAATCTGCTTTTAAGGAAGAAGGTGGCTAGTTTTGGGGAAAATCTTTGATATTGCTTTTAAACTAGGTGCCGAAGTTACAAGCAGTTTTAAAGGTGCCTTTAGCGAAGCAAGTAACACTATGCATATGCTAACAGGAGCAGCAGCTGCACTTGGTGGTATTGGAGCTTTTACAGCAGTAGTTGGCCAAGTATCTGAAATGACCGATTCTTTATCAAAACTTTCAGCCCAAACAGGTATATATGGTGCTGAAATGGAGGAATTGGAGAGTGTAGCTAAAAATGTTTTCCGCAGTGGTTATGGAGAGTCTTTTGACGAAGTGACAGAAGCCATTGCAAATGTAAAACAAAATATGCACAACTTAGATAATGGCGAACTAGAACGTATGACAAGCAATGCATTAATTTTTGCGAATACATTTGATTCAGATGTAAACGAAGTCACGCGGGCTGCTAATAATATGATGACGAATTTTGGCGTGGATTCCACCAAAGCTATGGACCTTTTTGCGGCAGGTGCGCAAAGAGGTCTTAATTTTTCTGATGAAATGTTAGATAACATCGCCGAGTATTCACCGTTATTTGCACAAATGGGGTATTCAGCTGAAGAATATTTCGGAATTATGGAGAGAGGCGCAAAAGCTGGTGTATATAATCTCGATTATGTAAACGATGTAATGAAAGAATTCCAAATTCGTATCAAAGACGGTTCCAAATCAACAGATGAAGCTATGTCGGTGATGAGTAAATCAACATTTGACCTTTGGGAAGCTATGAATAGGGGTGAAGCATCTGTTTCAGAAGTGGCAAGTGCGGTCGCCAAAGAACTTTCAGGGATGGATGACCAAATCACTGCCAGTCAGCTTGCAGTAGCCCTTTTTGGGACAAAATTTGAGGATATGAAGGGCTTTGAAGGGGCTATGGAAAAAGTAAATGAAATTCGTTTTGATACCTTTGGGAAAGCTATACAAGGTATTGGACGAATATTGCTTATGGACCTTGTGTTTCCAATAGGAGATGCAACTTTACCAATACTAAATCAGTTAGCCACCTTTTTATCTAATAACCTGCCAGGTGCAATTGCAGTAACAACGACTATTCTAAAAACAATAGCACCTATTGTAGTAGGCATGGTGGCAGCTTTACTAGTTTACAAAGGCACCTTGATTGCTGTAGCAATTTCACAAACTTTACTTAATACAGTACAGAGGACAAGTATTATCCTTTATAACGCTCATCGTGCAGCTATGGTGGCTTATGCGATATATGGCGGTGGAGTAAAAGGGGTAATACAAGGCATGGCAGCTGCTATGCGTGTTTTAAACATGACAATGATAGCCAATCCATTCATGTTAACCATAGCTGCTATTGTGGGCATTGGAGTTGCCCTTTATGCGGCATATAAAATGTCAGACAGATTCCGCACAGCTGTAAACAATCTATTGGTTACACTAAAAGATTTTGTTACAAATTCAATTAATTATGTATCAGCTAATGGGTTGCAGATTTGGACGGGGCTTGTTAGTGGTTTAAAAGAAATAAAAGGACAACTAATAGGCACAATGGGGACCTTGGCCAATGATGTAATGGACTTTTTCGGGAGCACACTTTCTGGAAAGGTCGGTAGTGTAATTACTGGATTTATTGAAAGTTTTAAAATGGGGCTTTCAAGTTTACCAGGCGTCCTTTCAATGATTGCTCCAATGATTACAACATTAGGTCTTAGTTTTTTAGGTGTTAGTGGTCCAATTGGATGGTTAATAGGCGCGATAGTTAGTGTCGTAGGTTTCCTTTTCCGATTATCGAAAACTAATGATAGTGTGGCAGCTGCTATGTCTAGTGCTTGGCAAGCAATACAAACAGCTTTTGCACCTGTAATGCAGGTGCTGAGCGATGGCGTTAGCCAATTCGCTGAAGAAGTTGGACCAGAACTAGGAAAAACAATAGAAATGCTAGTCACTAGTTTTTCTGAAATGGCACCCTCATTTGCAGAAGTAGGGGGCTCATTGGCTGAATTAGCCGTAACAATGCTTTCACTTTGGGGAGGTACTGTATCAACTTTAGCAACAACTTTGTTACCTGTACTACTCCAAGTATTTCAGACGGTCTTTCCAATGATTCTACAAATAATTCAAATGGTTTTACCATTGGTAATAAATTTATTGCTAAGTATTATTCCTGTCATTTTACAATTAGCACAATTAATCATTCCAATGATTTTACAAGTGATTCAATCTGTGTTCCCAATAGTTTTAAGTATCATTCAAGCAGTGTTACCGATATTCGTTACCCTTTTAACATCAGTAATTGGTATTATTTTACAATTGGTGCAAACGGTACTTCCTATGATTCTTAGCGTAATTCAAATGGTCTTTCCTATTGCATTAGCAATTATTCAAGCTATCATTCCGATTATTGTTTCAATTTTACAATTATTGGTAAATATTGTTAACGGAGTCCTCATTCCAGCCATTAATGGTATTTTGGCAGTCATCCAGTTTGTTTTCCCATATGTACAAATGATTATTCAAACTGCATTGGCAATAATTAATGGGATTATTCAAACAGCAATGGCCCTTCTAAAAGGTGACTGGGACGGAGCTTGGAACGCAATTCTTTCTACAGCCCAAACAATAATGAATAATATTATTAGCTTTTTCCAAGGTATTAATCTATTCGAGGTCGGAAAATCCATTATTACAGGACTAATAAATGGTATTAAGTCTATGGGTGGCTCAATTGTGGGGGCTATTAAAGACATGGTGCCAGCACCTATACGTGGTGCAGTCGATGGATTATTAGGAAAAATCAAAGGATATGCAGATGGTGGTATTGTAAGCGCACCAGAGCTTGCATGGATTGGTGAAGGTGGCGACACAGAGGCGGTTATTCCATGGAATAATAGTGCTCGCTCTAAGGATTTGTGGCTTCAAACAGGACAAGCGTTAGGGATGTTAAACCAATCTAACGCACCATCAACGGATACTACCATTCAACCAAAACAAGTTATTCCGAAGAATGGTTCTAGTAGTAGTGGTAGTGTTGTAATTCATTATTCACCGCAATATACGATAGGAAGAGCAGAAGATTTAGACATGGTGAAACAACATGCAGCTACAGACAAAGATGATTTAGCAGCTCGCCTCGAAGAAATTAGACAAAATGAAAGGAGGTTATCTTTTGATGACTAAGACATATACCACTATTTCAGGTGATGAATGGGATGTCATTTGTTACAAACATTATGGTGAAGGTGGCGAAAAATATATGGACCAAGTCATTAATTGTAATCCTTCTTTTATACATGTAGTTGTATTTCCTGCAGGTATAAAGCTAAATATACCTGAAATTGATACGTCAATTACTACACAAAATAAACCACCTTGGATGCGGTAGGTGAATTGTATTGACAATTACAAGACGTGTTATTGTTGAAATAAAGTACTTAGGTAAAGATATTTCTCAAGATTTAGCTCCATATTTAGTTTCTTTCACGTATAACGACAATGAAGGAAAAAGCGATGAAATACAGATTGAATTAGAAGATCGTGAAAAGAAGTGGCAAGGACCTTGGTTACCACAAAAAGATGATGAAATTCAAGCATCTGTACGGCTTATAAATTGGAAAACAGAAGGTACTGTAACTCGATTGAATTGCGGTACCTTTTACATTGATGAAGTAAGTTTCAAAGGTCCGCCAGATAAAGTAACTATAAAAGCTTTATCTATTCCATTTAAAGAAGGTGGAAAGAACACTAAATACACTCGATCATGGGAAAAAGTAACTTTACGCAAAGCGTTGGAGGATGTAGCAGCATCAAGTGGATTAACGTTGTTATACGACGCTCCAGAATTTTTCTATGAACGGCTTGAACAAGTACGGCAAACTAACCTTACTTTTGCAAAAGAAGCATCAAAAAGGGAAGGATTAGCAACCAAGGTTACCGATAAACAGTTGATTGTTTATGATGAGTCAATGTATGAAAAGAAAAATGCTGTTCGCTCAATTAAACGCGGGGAAGATGATCTTAAAAGCTACGATTTTAAGGAATCTGCAACAGATAAACAGTATAAAAAAATTCAAATAACATACAAAGACAAAACTAAAAAGAAGCCTGCAGTCTTTACTTATGATGTACCTGGTGTACAAAAGGGACCAACACTAAAAATGAAAAAACAAGCTAAATCTTTAGACGAAGCGAAACGTTGGGCAAAAGCAGAGGCTCATAATAAAAACAAAAAATCAAAAACAGGTATTCAAGGTGTAACTATAAATGCAATAAATTTTGGAGACTTTGATAGTAAATATTATATTGAATCTTCAAGCCATAAAGTTACAGGAGGATATACGACAGATATAACCATTCGGGAGGTGTCAAAATATTGAGTTCAGATGATTCGATTAGAATTGGAACAGTTTCACACGTCGACACCACTAACCATACGGCAAAGGTACACTTTACGGAGTTAGATGATAGTGTTAGTGATTTATCCATTATTGATAACGGGACTAATTGGATTCCACAAGTAGATGATGAAGTATTATGTATTTTTTTATCTAATAGTCCTGATACGGGTTTTATTCTAGGGAAGAAGAAATTTCCTTAAAACAAAAACACCAACAACTAATTTTGTAAAGGATGATGAAAATGTTAGGAAGTTGGGGTGATTTAGTTTTTTCTGTTTCAGAAAAACAAATTAAAACGTTCGATAATATGAAACGTAGTGAATCAGCTCGTTGGGCAAAACATGATATACATGGTAAAAAATCGAAACCTGAATTTTTAGGTGAAGATTTAGGGAAAGTAACTTTCGATATGCTTTTTTCAGCACAATTAGGCGTCAATCCGATGAAGGAAATTGACAAATTAATTAAAGCTGAACGTAAAGGCGAAGCCCATATGTTGATTGTTGGGACAAAACGTTTTGGCCTACACAAGTATTATATTGCATCCATAAACAGCGACTTGAATCAATTTGATAATCGAGGTCTGTTATTATCTGCAAAAGTCAATTTAACGATGGAGGAATATGTATGACTCAACAATATACACTTACTTACAATCCATCTGCTATCAATTTTCGGCCAAACAGTGTTTTAGAAGAAATTTTCCAAAATATAAATACGGTTCTAGGTACTACAAAGTTTTCTGTCCCACTGGACAGAGGTCTTGGTCTTAACGCTACTTTTGTAGATGATCCTATGAATACTATTCACCCTCACATGGTCGCAGAAGTAATCGAAGCTATTGAAAAATATGAAAATAGGGTCATTGTTGAAGAAGTGAAGCTTGGTGCAAGCATTGATGGCAAAACGTACCCTACCGTTATTTTTACTCCTAAAAATGGGGTGGTATTATGACAGTTGTTTTACCCGAAATTAATTTTCTTACAACTGATTCAAACGAATTAGCAAATGAATTTATTACTTGTTATGAACAATTAGAAGGTAGAAAACTGGCACAGGCAGATCCATTACGAATCATTTTTCTATCCTGTGCCTCTGTTATTACAAAACAAAATGTTGCTATCAATGACAGTGCAAAACAAAATTTACTATTCTATTCAAGAGACAAAGTATTGGACCATAAAGGGGCTGAATTTGACACTCCACGTTTAGAAGCAACAGCTGCTACAACAACATTGAGAGTTCATTTATCTGTACCATTAACCACAGCACGCATTATTGAAAAAGGATCATTAGCAACTTCGGATGAAGGGGCTATTTTTTTTGCAACAAAGGAAGAAATAGTGATACCTACAAACGTTGACTACATTGACATTGCTTTAGAGTGTACAACGTCTGGAACTATCGGGAATGATTTTGCAGTTGGCCAAATTAATACTTTAGTAAAACCGTTACCATATGTTAGTCGTGTCGAAAATATAACTGTCTCTAAGGGCGGAGCTGAAAGAGAACAGGATGAAGCTTATCGTGAACGAATTTACTTAGCACCAGAAGCACTGTCTAACGCAGGTTCAACAGGAGCCTACAAATATTTCGCAAAGTCTGCATCTCCTTTAGTGAGTAATGGTGATGTTCACGTATATACGCCATCGCCAGGGCATGTAAATATAATTGTTTTGTTGCAAAACGGTGAATTGCCACCACAAGAAATTATAGATTTAGTAATGAACGCAGTATCACCAAAAACAGTACGTCCTTTAACAGATTTTGTACATGTTGATTCCCCAGAAGTGGTGAATTTTGATTTAGGAATCACGTATTACATTGAAACAAATGCAGTAGACAAAACGATTATCCAACAAGACATACAAAAAGCCATTGAGAATTGGATTGTGTGGCAACAATCCAAAATTGGACGCGATTTAAATCCATCTAAGCTAATTTCTGAATGTATAAAAGCTGGTGCAAAACGAGTGGAAATAGAAAGTCCATCATTTACAGTCTTAACACAAAGACAAGTAGCCCAAATTAATGCAAAAAGCATAACGTTTGGGGGCTTAGAGGATGATTGATCTAAAACAAAATACACTTTTGCGAGAGATTCCAAATAATTTACTAGTCGATAAAAAAGTAATACACCTAGCAAATTCTTTACAAAACTCATTAGATAAAATGCTAGATTGGGCAGAGAAAATTAATTTTGAAATGAACCTTGATAAATTAGATGATGCATTATTAGACCATCTTTTGTGGGAAAAACATATTACTTGGTCGGAAGGATTAGGGTTAGCGGATACAAGAGAGAAAAAAATCAAATTAATCCGGGACGCCATAGAATTACATCGGATTAAGGGTACACCTGCAGCAATCGAGCTTGTATTTTCAATTCTTGACATCGACAGTAAATTAACTGAATGGTTTCAATATGGCGGTGATCCATATCATTTTAAAGTACAAATAAATATTCATGACAAAGGTCTAAATGAAGCGACTTACAACATGTTAACAGCACTTATTTATGAATATAAAAATGTGCGATCTTATTTAGAAGCCATAGAGATTTATTTTGTTTCAAAGAGTCAATCATATGTAGGAGCTTGTACAATCTTTGGAGAAGAAATTTCAGTTTATCCTTGGCAAATTACAAATATTGATGCAAAGGGGACTTATCGTATTGGATCAGGCCAACAGCTTTTAGATACAACTACGATTTATCCGAAAGGAGGAAATTAGATGGCTGAAAATTTTTATACGATTTTAACAACAGCTGGTTTGGCTGCCTTTGCAAATGCACAAGTTTCACAGGAAAAGGTTGATTTCGCTAAAATCGCTGTCGGTGATAGTAAAGGCACTTATTACAATCCAGTAGCAACGGCAACCGGCCTTGTTAACGAGGTTTGGAGTGGACCAATTAACTCAATTTCTTTAGATGAAAAAAATCCGAATTGGATTATTGTTGAGGCTGTAATTCCTGCAACAGTAGGCGGTTTTACTGTTCGTGAGATTGGTGTTTATAATACTGCAGGTGTTCTTTTAGCGATTGGTAAAGTACCAGAAACATATAAACCAGCTGCAGAACAAGGAAGCTTAAAAGATTTATATTTACGCATGATTTTAGAAGTCTCAAACGCAAGTGCAGTGACATTGAAAGTTGATCCAGCTGTTATTTTTGCAAGTAGAAAATACGTTGATGAAAAATTCGGCATTCTTACATCAAACATCGAGGCTATTGCTTCACGAATTGGCGACCTAAATAAATTAGAGACTGATTACAAAAATGATGTTGTAGGTGCTGTTAATGAGGTTCAACAAGAATTAAAAACTCTAGTGGAAAGTTTGGGGTTTCATGAGCCCATTTCAGAAGTTTTAGAGCGTGGAACCAATGAAATTAATGCACCTGTTAAAACCCTTTGCTCTGTGACAGGTCTAGAAGGTCGTACAGTTATCAACTATGCCCCATTATTCGATAGCAGCGTGTGGTCAGTCCATGCTAACGCTACCATAACAGCGCCTAATACGCTTGTGTTTAAACCCACAGCGGTACTACAGCAAACCCGATACAACAAGATACCTCTCAAAGCGGGTAGCACGTACCGTCTGTACTACGATATAGAGGGTCCTGACAATAAGGTCTATGTAAACGTAGCGTTTTCGGATGTAAACGACGCTAGTCTAGGTTACGGGCAAGGGAACGTCACAGACCAGACATTCACGGTACCCGCACTTGCTACACGCGTCGACATATTTGTAACGAGTGAAGCAACCAGCGGAACGTATACCGTTAAAAACATTATGTTAATTGAGGCACAGGAAACGAAGCTACCCTTTGTCGCGAATATGCAGGGTATCACTAACCCGACAATCGAAAATATTCGTGACAACTTGATACCCGCGTTCAACATGGGCGGGGAAGTGTATACCCCTGGCTGGTTGAACATAGGGGCTATTAACTTCGTAAACGTCGATGCTACGTCAATAAGTGGTACGCATATGAGGGTATTAGTACCTGTCGTGCCTGGTACAAAGTATACGTTTGCTTGTACACGTAAAGCCCAGGTAAAAATAACAACTAACAAAGGCAGTCATTGGGGAGTAGACCAAATTACTACATTATTCGAAGAAAGCGCAGTACAAGAGGGGAATATGAACTGCACGTTTACGGTTCCAGCAGACGTTTATTTCATACTTATACTGTTCATGCACCCTACTAATGGCTTTGTGGCTTACCCGCGTATGGTCAAAGGGGCAACGCCAGCGGCGTACAAACCACAGGTACGCGAAGCCTTGACAGTGAAAACGACCTTGTACACAGGCGAGTCGTTAAAAGTCGACGCAGCGGGGCAACTTGTCAAAACGAAGAAATACGAAACAATAGAGCTGGTGGACGTAAACGGTAAATATATCGGTGTACAAACAGGGTTGCACCTTGTCGACATTGCCCTGGGGCTAGTAGGTAACGACATACCTGCTACCTTAATTAAGTTTAATGGTGCTGTTTGTAAGCAACTTAACTACACTGTAGGTAATAGCGGCAGTGATACATTTTATCTAGACTCACGTATAGCTTCCGTTGACGGCGGGGAACTGCGAGTATCCATAGCAGACACTGACAGCGGCTGGGGGCCTACCTACATCCCAACACCTGCCGAAATAAAAGCGTATTTCATGGGCTGGAAAATGTACGCGGACGGCGTAGGCGGACGTAATGAACTATATGAAACGGCAAAGGGCACGAAGTATTGGTACCCTATTTCCCGTGTAAACGACACGTTTGATTCCGCATACCGAACAGTGGGCACAGCACCTACAACTTTTGCTAACAACAAAGCAAGCTGGCAACCTTACAAGCTACGTTACTTACTCAAAACGTCTGTATCAGAGGTCGTAGCCACAGCTGGAAGCCTAACACTAGACGAAGGCGAAAACATGCTAGTCGTTAGCGAGGGGCGTATCGTACATGAAGTAACAAAGCCGTACCATTACAAAACGACAACGCAAGATGGCACCGTGTACAATCGGTACGAAATCAATACACTGACACAAAGCCCACTAGCTTACAATACTGCTAACATTCTACAGGTCTACAAAAACGGAAAACCTGACTACGCCTGGAGAATCGAGTACGTAGCCATTGCAGGGTCTGTACGGGCATTACTCGAAGCCGATCTTTTCGACCCAGCTGCAGTGTACACAGTGACTTACCAACCACTGGAGCCGTACCGAGTATCAGCACCAACGAACGTTATAACAGTTGAATATGCAGACAAGTTAGGCGGTGTTATACAATCGCTTGTTACTACAGCAGCAAAATTAGGAGCGCAAGCAGCAAATATACAAAACAGCCAAAGTTACCGTTTCGGTAAAGACGAAGGCGGACTATACATTATCATTGACGAGGATGTGATTACATGACAACAGGTGTGAAAACATATTTAGGTGGGGGTAAAAAGTTAAAACGTGTCGTGTATGATGTGCCAGGTTCTTATACTTTTACAGTACCTGCAGGTATACAACAAGTACTACTTACAGGTGGCGGTGCTGGTGGCGGTGGCGGTGGTGGCGGTACAGCTACCAGCTACGCCAATGGGAACGCTGGAGGTACGACAAGTTTTGGCGGTTTCCTTACACTAAGCGGCGGTGGCGGCGGTAGGGCTGGAACAGCAGGTGCTAATATTGACCGTAGTGCGCTTGTGGGCGGCGAGCCAGGAGGACCAGGTGGTCAAGGTGGTCAAACTGCCATACAAACATGGTCAACTGCGAATCTGGGCGTAGGTAATGGCGGTGATAGTGGACCCTATCGCGGGGGTTACGGTAGTATCTATGGGCCTGCACACAT